CCCTATTTGTCTTTTGGCGGCATAACAGTCATCGATCCAGATGGCGCAGAAGAGATAATCCCCCCAACGGGCTACCAGTTGGACGTAGCATCAGAGCCAGCCAATTTCCGCCTTACAGGTGGATTTGGGTTGCTTCGTGGCCGGCATCTGCTGGTAACATTTACCGCAGGTTACGGCGTGGATAGTACTGCGATACCGTCTGATATTCAGCTCGCTCTCTGCATTCTTGTTGCTTACTTCTATGAAAACCGTGGCGATATGAGCATGGATAGCATGCCAGATGCCGCTGCCTCCCTTCTCTTCAATTATCGTCTGGTATGGTTCGGTGCCTGAAGATGAACGTGTCAGAGTTGGCCGGCTGCGCTGGCCCATACTCATCGCCACCCGAGAGCAAACCCCAGAGGCCGCAGGGGTTGGAATTGTAGAAGCTTTTCCAGCTATGGCCAGTGTGCGGGCAGATGTCCAACCCGTGGGGGCCATGACCTATTGGGGCAGCATGCAAACGGATAGCCCCGGTATTACGCACCGCATTTTCATTCGCTGGCGGGATGCTCTGGACAACACAACAGTAATTTTCCGCACCAGCCTTCGCAACGACGGCACGCTGCGCTGGGAGCGCTTTCGTGTCAGGCGGTGCAAGGAGCTCGGTGGTCGCAAGCGTTTCCTCTGTATCGAGTGCGAACTGGAGCAGACAGGAACAGGGAACAATCCTGATGTCGGGCAATAGCAGCATAGAAATAGAATTTCCCTCATATGTGCTCGAATATGACCGTGCGCAGCTGCGGAAGAGTTTGCAGATTGCCGGGCGTGAAGTGGCGGCAAAAGCCCGGCAGAATATTCGTAATTCTGTTGGCGGTGGCCGTCTCTACTATGGCCCCGGTGGTTCTATTGGATACCGAGGGGGAGGCAGCACAGGTGCATATCGTGCCTCTGCCCCCGATCAAGCTCCAGTTAGTGTGACAGGAACGCTTGCGCGTTCCATCAAGGCCAAGCTCAGGCGGGGCCGCACAGCAGATGTCGAGACAATCCGTGACGCGGCTTTCTATGCCAAGTTCCTGGAGGCCGGAGCCAAGGGGGGCGGTCCCGCCAAACGGAATCAGCGCGCGCGGGGCAAAACTTATGTTTCCGGGGGACGTATTCTACAGCCCCGCAAATTCCTGTCGGCAGCCCTGGCGCAGTGTGCCCCCGATATCCGCCGCCGTCTGGCAGATGCCGCCGTTCAGGGTGTTGTTATGGAGCGCGTTAAAAAATGAACATCAGCGATGTCATTCGCCAGATCCGCGAAAACTCCACATTCCTTGCAAAAGACCCCAATGGGGAGCGGTGCTGTGCTGGTGCTGCCGAGTTGGCGCAGATTGTTGACAAAGCATGGCTTTCCCGCCCTGCAGCCTATGTCCTTCCTGTGGAAGATGATGCCGAAGGCAATGTTTCCCAAAATGGATTGGATCAGGAGGTAACGCAAACAATTTCTATCGTAGTTGACCTGCCGAACGCAGCTGATCCTCGTGGCCAGCTTTCTGCGTCAACGCTTGATGCTGCACGGGCGGATCTGTTCCGGTGCCTCCTTAACTGGCGGCCGGACTGGTCCACGGGCAATCAGGGTTTTTCATACGCGGGGGGCAACCTGGTGCAGATGGATCGCCAACGTATGCACTGGCAGTTCCGCTTCTCCTTGAAAATCCTGATTACGGATGAAGATGGCTGGCAGCAGCCAGCGGAACAGATCACAGAAATAAATGGAACTCTGACTGATCCGCAAACGGGCGAAGAGACATCGCTGAGTTTTGCGGTCTCCAATGATGGAGCAAACACATGAAAATCTACCCGGTAGCGGACCGCACGGCGCGTGACCCCGTAACGATGGAGCCAGTGCCGGTTTCTGGCAAAACCGTGTCGGATTACGACCCCTACTGGGTGCGTCGTCTGCGCGATGGCGATGTATCCAAAACTGCACCGGATGCGTCCGCCCCTTCATCTCCCGCAACCGCAGTGGCCGCTGCCGTTGTGCCGCCGCCAGCAGCGCAGGTTAGCGGGGGTGCGGCATGAGCGGTACAATCACCTTTCCCAACTATCCTGCAACCAACCGTGTCCCCGGAATTTTCGCGGATATAGACCCCAGCCAGGCAAACACGGCAACAGTTACTCTGCGGGCACTTATTATCGGGCAGATGCTCCCGGTAGGTACGGCAACTGCTGGTCAGGCTGTGATTGTGCCCAGTGTTACTGCAGCACGTGCGCTGTTTGGTGATGGCTCGCAGGCTGCCATTGCGGTCAAGCATTATCGTAATATCGATACGTTTGGCGAGCTGTGGGTATTGCCACTGGGTGATGACCCGGAAGGTGTTGCAGCCAAAGGCGCTATTGGCATCACAGGCACGCCATCCGGGTCAGGCTCTATCATCTTTGAAATTGATGGCGAACTGGTGACTGTCAGCTACAGTGCGGCAGATGTACCGGCCGATATTCTGGGCCGCATTGCCACCGCCATGGCTGGCGTTGCAGATATTCCGGTAAGTGCAGGTACCGTTGCAGCAGGCACTCTACCACTTACAGCCCGCAATAAAGGTGAGGTTGGTAACGATATTCTTCTGGCAATATCAGATGCCTCGTCCGACTATGCCGCCGACGGCCTGACAATCACCCTGACCCAGTTTTCAGGCGGCACCATTAACCCGTTTGCTGCCCTCCCCGCCGCGCTGGCGGCCCTTGGCACGCGGACGTTCGATTTTGTGGGTTGTCCATACCTGGACACATCGACGCTCCACATTCTCAAAGAGTTCTGGAACGATACGGTCGGCCGCTGGTCGTGGCAGCAGGAACTTTTCGGCCATGTGTTCAGCGCCCGGCGCGGCACACTGGGAGAGAACGCTGCATTTGGCGCAACGGTCAATAATCAGCATCTGACCGTTATGCCAGTATTTGATAGTCCCCATAGCCCTCTGCGCTGGCTTGCCGAGATCACAGCCGGGGTTGCAGTCAAGTGCCGCATAGACCCCGGCCTGCCTATCACTCAGGTTGCTCTTACGGTCGGTGCGCCTAGTGTTTCCAACAGGCCGACATTCTCCGAGCAGAATACTCTGCTCTATGATGGGCTTTCCACATTCAGCGTGGCTGATGATGGTACGGTGTCAATTCTCCGTCTGGTTACAACGTACCAGACCAATGGTTCTAGTATGCCAGATGATTCCTATCTGGATGCCGAGACCATGAACCAGCTGGCTTATGTCATTCGTGACCTGCGCAGTTTCCAGGCACCATATCTCACCAAAAAGCTGGTGTCTGACACAACGGCAATTCCAGCAGGTTCGAGCGCGATTAACGCGCCGGTGGTCAAGCAGGCACTGATTAGCCGGTACCGGCAGCTGGAAGTAAACGGCTACGTGCAGAACAGCACCGCCTTCGCCGCTGGCATTCTGGTCAAGAATATCGGTGGCGGCCGTCTTCAGGAATCGCTGCCGATCGATGTCGCCAATCAGGTGCGCAACATCGCAATGCTCATCCAGTTCCGCAAAAGCTGAGGATTTAGAAAATGTCGAACATGCGCCGTTCAGGCGTTGCAGCGGGGTTCGTTAATGGTGTGCCTTACGACATTATCGAAACCCGTTACAGCCCGTCAAAATCAGTAAGGGAAACCCTCAAGGGCCAGAATGGTATTCATGGCTTTTCTGAAATGCCTCAACAGGGCCGCATCGTCATGTCCATCCGTGACGCGGGCGGCATGAGTGTAGCCGATTTTAGTGACATGTCAGATGTGGAAGTCCAGCTTAGCCTGGCCAACGGAAAAACCGTTGGGGGGGCCGGTATGTGGTGCACGGAAGCCGTGGAAGTCAACACGGTGGAAGCCACCATGGAAGTCACATTTGAAGGCGCTTCAGTTACGGAAACCCTCGCATCATGACGAACGAAACAGATACCACCGCAGGTGGGGAACTGCCCCCCACACTCACCATTCCGCTAGACCCGCCGATCGAAGTAAAGGGGGGCGGTAGTTATTCGGAATTGTCCTTGAGCGAACCGCTCTCCGGGCAGGTGCTTAATGCAGAAAAGCACCTGAAAGGAAACTTCGGCGCGGCTGAGCTGCGTCTGTACGCTCTTACGCTGGTTTCTCAAAACAGCGGTGTGCCCATGAATGTGCTGCGGGATTACTGCCCTATCGGTGTGCTGAACAAGGCAGCCAACTACCTCCAGCGTTTTATAGAAGCTGGCCAGAACACTGGCGACAGCTAGCCGTAGGGCTGGCTGATCGCCTCCACTGGTCAGCGCAGGACACCATGGCCCTCACAGGGTCCGAAATCCTGTGGTGGGTCGAGCAGCTTGCACAGCTAGATAAAAGCAGAGAGACCGATGGCTAGCGGCTTTACCATTACAATTTCGGCCGTTGACCGGGCCAGTAAGGTGATGGACACCATCACCAAACACATTAACGCAATGAATGCCCCCGCGCGCCGGTTCAAGGCATCTTTCGGTCGATTTATGGATGCAGCCGGTATCAGCCGGGTTGCCGGGGCATTCCGGGGGTTTGCTCGTTCAGGGCTTTCTGCTGCATCGTCCCTGCTCAGAATAATAGAGCCCATGGGTATTCTGACTGGGGCAGCTAGTCTTGCCGGCATTTATAAACTTACAACCAGTTGGGCTCAGTTTGGCTCCCAACTAGGCTTTACGGCCAAGCGCATCGGCATCATGCCGGACAGGTTGCAGGCCTTGCAAGGGGCAGCTGAATTGGCAGGGGCATCCGCTGGCTCCCTTTCCTCCGGGTTGCGCGGCCTACATGACAACATGGTTAACGCCATTGGCGGCCGGAACAATGAGGCCCTGCTCTATTTTCGGCAGCTCGGTATAAACATCGGGAATATGCGGCAGGGCGCGCGGAGCGTGACTGAAATTCTGCCTCAACTGGCCGATAAAATAGCCGCTCTGAAAGACCCCACCTTACAGGCCCGTGTAGCCACGGCAACACTGGGTGCTGCGGGGGAAGAGCTTCTGCCTTTCCTGCGCTTGGGGTCCAAGGGAATCCAGCAATACCAGACAGAAATGCGTCGGTATGGTGTGACCAATGCGGCCGGGGTGGAGGCCGCCAATAACCTGCGTATGGCGCAAACACGCCTGAGCTGGGCAACCCGGGGGTTAGCTTACTCCGTAGCGGAGCAGGCAGCCCCCGGCCTGCAGGCGCTTTTCTCTTGGTTTACCGACCTCATTGCAAAAAATCGTGCACTCATTGCCGCCCGCATAGGGGCCGCCATTCAGGCCTTTGCCCAGTGGATCATGGGCGTGGACTGGAAAGGCGTTGCGGACGATATCAATACCATTTTCAATAATGTGCAGGATACCGCCAAGGCTATGGGCGGGTGGAAAGAGGTCGCCAAGGGTGTTGGTGGGGCCATCGTCGAGCTGCTGATCGCCCGCATGCTGCTCGGCTTTGGCATGACCCTGCTCAAGATTATTCAGGTCACAAAGGCCCTCAAGGCCATGGGGTTAGCTGCCGGGGCAGCAGACGCCGCCGCAGGCGGTGCGGCCGCTGCTGGGGCGGGCAAGGCTGCGTCAAAAGGTGGGTTGCTGTCTGGCATCTGGGCGTTGCTCAAATGGGGTGGCCGAACAGGTTTCAAATATGGTGGGTACGCCAGTCTGCCTTTTGTCGCTCATGAGGCTAACACAATCGGGTCAACGCCTCTTTCCAAGAATGACACCATCATGCGCGGCCGTCCCCTCCCCGCTGATATTGCCAAGGAAGCGCGTGCGGCAGCTGCCCGTTATGGCGTGGACCCAGACCGTTTCCTGTCCCTGCTCCGGACTGAGGGCGGCGGATATGGCAATGTCTCCCCAGCTGGTGCGTTTGGCCCTGGGCAGCTCATGCCGGATACCGCGCGCGAACTAGGGGTGGCAGCCTCCATCGATGACCCCGGCTACACATGGCAAGGCAACATAGACGCTTCTGCACGTTACCTGCGGCAGAACGTGGATAAATCCCGTGGGAATTACACGGTGGCGGAAGCCCGTTACAATGCAGGCCCCAACAGTGCTGCGGTCGGTCGTTTTGAGCAGACGGGAGATTACTCCGCATTACCCGCCGAAACACGGGATTACGTGCGTTCCATTGATACAGAAACAGCCGTTGCCAAACGCCAGCAACAGGGCGGCAATGGATCTGACGTTCCTTCAAAAATGACCATAGCGCTGGAAGTACACTCCAAGGATGGCGGAAATACCTCTGTGCGGGTGCGTGATGTCAAAACGCAGGGTGGCATTGCCCCGCGTGTCGTTGCCCCCATGCCAGCGCAATGAGGGGGGAATATGTCCTTAATTGAGCTCTATATCCCCGCTATCTGGCGGGGTGTGCCCTTTTTGGTGCGGGATAGCGGGTTGACCGTTGGCCGGCGCAATGCCGTACACACATACCCTTACCGGGATGACCCATGGCCTGAAGACATGGGGCGCGGGCCCCGTGTCATGTCTTTCTCCGCGCGGCTGGTGGGCGATGATGTGTATCTACAGCGTGCCGTCATGGCTGCGGCCTGTGAGCTGGAAGGCCCCGGCCTGCTGGTGCACCCCACGTTGGGGCCGGTGCGTTGTAGCCTGGTCGAGCCGGTAACATTCCGGGACCGGGGGGACGCACAGCGAGAAGTGCAGTTTGAACTGGTGCTCATGCAGGCCGGGTCTCGGGTATTCCCTAACCTGCTGCTCAATACACAAAATGCCATTCTGGTAGCAGCAGCCGCTGCGGTCCTCACTGTTGCCAGAGTGCTGGTTACCGAACTGTCCAGCATAAGCAGCCCTGCCCCAGTGCTAAGCCTTGGGGCACATAATGTGGCCAGCGCATGGGGCGCATTGGCTGGGGCCGTCTCGCGTGATCCCGGCGCCATTGCCAGCGAAGGCTTAGGTCTTCCGGGCCAGCATGGCCGGTACGATCAGGGAATGCTGGCAGTATCCGCCCCAGCCTCTGCCACCATCACCACACAACGGGCCGCAGTTGTTGCCTCTCGTACCGAGCTGGATGGTGCAGTGGCATCGCTGGTTGCATCGTCAGCAGCTGTTGTTGCGCAACCGGAGGATTTTGCCACAGCTTCACGCTCTGTTGTTGCTGCCATCGCAGGGGCAACCATCAGTCCGGCGGATCGCATACGGCTTCTGTCGGGCCTGGCGGCTTATCAGCCCTATATCTCCAGCACTACAGCACCCATAGGGGCGGACCTGGCCACGGTGCGTAGTGCCGTAGGGGCTGTATTGCGCCGGCAGGCGCTGATTGGTCTGGCGGAAGCCATAGAAGCAGCCAGCCCGGACAATGCCCAGACGGCGCAACAGATCCTCACAACCTTTGTGCAGCTCATCGATGCCGAGATTATTATCGCGGCCGATAATGCTGAAAGCGGAGCTTATGACATGCTCCGCACTCTACGCACTGCGGTTGTGTCTGACCTCAGCGCACGGGGTGCCCGGCTGGCCAGCCTTGTTTCCTATTCCTTCAACGTGCGTATGCCAGCGATTGCCCTTGCTTACCGTCTGTATCAGGACGCATCCCGCACGCGTGACCTGATCTCCCGTGCCAATGCAGCGCATCCGTTGTTCATGCCCACACAGTTTCAGGCTTTGGACCAATGAGTAATCTTTCCTCTCTGGTGGGCGGCAGCGTCCCCGATATTAATACCGATGTCACGCTGACCATTGGCAACGTGGCGTGGCAGGGCTGGCAGGATATCCGCATTTCTCGTGGGTGCGAGCGCATGCCAGCAGACTTTGAAATCTCGGTGACCGAAAAATACCTGAGCCCTAACCAGATCGATATCCGCCCAGGACAGCCCTGTACGCTGGCTATTGGGAGTGTCCCGGTTATCAGCGGGTATGTGGATGTTTATAACGCCAGCATCGGGCCGGACGAACACAGCGTGCGGATTATGGGCCGTTCCCGCTGTTCGGACATTGTGGATGCCCATGCCGTGGTACCCAACGGGCAGCTGGGGAACTGCGACATTGTGCGTCTGGCAACCGAGCTGTGCAAGCCGTTCGGGGTAAAGGTTGTAACCCAGAACCTCACACTCCCACCCGACCCCAAGGACCGGGTTATCCAGTGG